TAGAATTAGTTACAGGTGGTTGTCCTGATAATAATGCAGTTAATAAATGATTTTCACCAGTTAGTCCAGACCAATCTTTAGTACTTACATTTTTATAATACTCTTTGTTATACTCATGAAAGTCATTCCATTTATCATCAATTGGTTTAAAATTATTTTCAAAACCATACACATTTAAGGTGTTATAGTTTTTAGCTATTTTTTCATTGGGAATAAATGGATTTATAAAATCTTTTTCAGAACTCATTTGTTATGTTTTTGGTAAACAGCTTCAGGGATACTAAAATACTTTCCACAATTTAAACATTGTAATCCTCTTTTCTTAATACCTGATGCTGATATTCTTAATTTATTTGAAACAGTTCTTACACTTGCACAATTAGGACAAGAACAAGAATCTAATCCTTGATGAACCCCTACATGTGTTTTAGAAAGAGTATAAGAATTTAATTTTTGATAAACTTGTTCTAGTAATGTAACATCTTTTTTGCAATAATCAACCATTTTTTTCAATGCTGATTTATTATTAGCCATTACATCTTTCCAAAGACTGAAACCTCCTGTATCAATTTTCTTACCTAATCCAAGAAATTGAGCAATATAGTTTAGTTTATTTGAATTAAATTTAAAATTCCTTCTTGCTAGTTTTAATGTATCTAAACTTTGTATATCTGGAATCATTGGTATTCCATGAAATATACATCTAGTTCTTACATGTTTAATGTCGAAATTATCTCCATTATGTCCTATAACTTCATCTGCAGAGTTAATTATTTTAACAAAGTCTTGAAGTAACTTTTTATCATTTCCTTTATTCCAGGTTAATGAATATACTTTAGGATCATTTTCATACTTATAACAAATGCAAATAATAGCTCTTTCTTTGATCAAGAGGTCCTGACCTATGTTAAGATCATATCCTAGACTCCATGAATAAACTATATTTGGACTTGTTTCAATATCAAAGAATAGTCTTTTAAAAGGTTCTTTGTTTGTTTTTGAATTACTCATTTTTTTGGTTTAAACTGTATTAAACCTTACGGGGTTAGAATGCAGTGATAAAAACTCTTTAAAACACAATGTACAGCATTGCAATTATATGAAGAATATTTAAATAAACCTAATAAACAAGATAATTATTTTAGCTTGATAATCAGCCATATAGCTCCTATTCCTCCTAATATCCAACCTAGATAAGCTGAATACCTGTAAATCCAAGGAATATATTTTACAGGAACTTCAATGGATTTAGACTTAACATACACTGTATCAGTCTGATGGGATTCATATTCTTTAACTTTTTCTTGTAATTTTGTAATTAAAAGAGTTTGATCTTTTGTGAGTAAAGTAGTAGTAACCTTGCCTTTATTAACAACAATTGAAACTTGAGATTTAGCTGTATTTAAAATATAAGCAGTATCTACATCACAAGGAATATTAACAAGAACACTATCACCTTTAATATAGATGATAGTATCCTTGATAATAACTTCTTTTTCATGAGAAGAACTATCTACTTTAGTACTAGTAATTTCAGTACTTTGAGAAAGCTGTTGAGTCTTACATCCTAAAGAAAAAATAATTACAAGTACAATTGATAGTAGATATTTCATTATTTCTCAGATGTAAATGGTTGACCTGTTGAGTTAGTCAACAAGTTTTTAATAACATAAGCAATACCACCTGTTACTCCTGATTTAAGAGCTGCAAGTAATGCTACTGCTGTTGGAAACTCTCCTGATTGGAAAGCTGGATAGATTGCAGTTAAAATGGTTACAATAAGAACCATCAATGCTGCTTTACCTAGATCTGCTAGGTTAATTGTGAATAATTTTGACATGTTGTTTTGTTTTTGTTTGTTAATATATATTAATTTATTTAAGCTTTTCTGAATATTGATACTATAATACCATCAGCATCTTTTACTAATTCTAATAGTTTTTTCATGGTTGCTTTAGAGTTTTTAACAACATCTGTACCATGTGAACTTCCAACTAAAAGACAACCAAGAGAATCTTTAGGAAAATTACCTACATGAATTTCAACCATGGAAAATCCTTTTACATCTTTTAAAAGAATTACTGTTCCATGAGAAGGAGATTGATAAATTTCAGCTTCATAAACTCCAGTTGGAATAGCTGTTTCTCCATATTGTTTAATGGCTTTAATTTTATCTAAAGACATTGAATCATCTAATAATCTATCTTTATCTTCTAATGTATAACCTATTAAGGTTCCATTAAAGTATAATTCAGATATTGTACTTTTTTCAGTAAATTTAAATCTAACAACTTTTAATTCCGCTTTCATAGGTTAATTGTTAATATTAATTATAATTTTTTTGTTGTATCTTTTACTTTTTTAATTGTTTTTATACCTGCCCAAGTACCAACTACATAACAAGCTATTTGAGCCAAATATACTAAAATATCAAGAACAGAGGTTATGTTTTCTGGAGATATGTATTGTAAGGCTGTGCCAGATACAGTTCCAAAAAGCAATAATTTTAAATTTGGCATTATATAAGACATATTTATACGTAAGTTTTCTGACATTGTTTTAATAATTTATTCTAGATTTAATGTATCTGAAATTGTACTATCTGGTTCAATATATTGTAAGTGACCTTTAGTAGTTTCATTTATAAATTTAGGGTCAATTTGTACAGGTTTTATACTTCTAGCATTTGGTGGTGTACTATTAGCTATTACAAAGTCTAATGTAAAAAACACATAACCATCCATAATTATATTAGAATAATTTTGAGCTTTAAAATCTTTGTACAATAAACTATACCATTCATCTAATGTATGTCCTTGAGATAGCCATGGACCAAGAAATGAGGGTTCTGCTGAACCAATTGGTCTTACTTTACCTATTTTACCTAATTTTTTAAAAGCTGTATTTAGATTATCACATCTTGTTTTCATGTAAGCAAAATCTGGTTTTACTCTATAATCATGTATTAAACAAAAATCTAAATATTTAGCTAATGTGTCAGGAGCATTAATCATAGAGGGATCTGTCCACCAACCAAAGTAATCAGTTAATTTAATTGGGAGATTTCCAATATCTTTTCTAGTTTGTTGTAAATATGAAACATTTGTTAACCATGCTGCTGCTTTATCTGCGGCATTCCAAGGTTCAAATTCATAATTAAATGAATTATAATCAGCAGAATCTGTATGTTGAGCATTCCATTTTAATCTTGTATTTAAAAATGTGTTAGCTGAACTTGCAGTAGCACCAATATCTGTAACTTTTGTTTCTTTTCTTATTCTTTTAAATAAATTTGTAACTGAAGCATCTACTGCCCCATCTATTGAATACCAATAAATAGTATTCATTTTATATTTATTTAAATTTGTTATTAAAGCATCTTCACTTGCTTTTACTCCAGCTAATGACTTTAAGCCAGAAATATAAACTCCTCTATTTATTGTATCTTTACTAACTATAGTTGTATCAACTGGTTTTATAGTATCCTTAACTACATAAACAGTATCATGAATATAAATAGTGTCACGAATAGTTTTTGTAATAGTGACTACTACAGAATCTTTATTCACTGTAATGTTAGTAGGTACTTTAAAATTTTGTACTGTTGTCACATCTGCTGCAAAAATACAATTTAGTAATAGAGTTAAAAATAAAATTAATTTTAATTTTTTCATTATTTTTGTTTTTTAAATTTTGTTGTCATCGTTTTTGTTGGCTATTAATGCTTTCATAGTGAATAAAGCCTTACGGGGCTTATGTGTATTACTTGTTAGCAGAATATCCACTAAATGTTACAAGTCCCTGACTGTAGAAAGCATCCATTGTGTCGAATGAAATTCTTTTCTCCAAAATATTGCCGTCTTCATCAGCAACCAACTGAAGTCTGTTTTCGTCAAAAGAAATGACTGTTCCGCTTCCTATTCCTGTTGCAGAAATAGTACCGTAGTAACTTTTTCCTTGTTCGCCAAAAACGGGAAAGTTTGTAGTAGAATCTACTACTACAATTATTTTTTCGCTGATATTTGGCGAAGGATTTCCCAAAAGTTTTGAGAAATGATTTAATGCTTCTGATTGATTCATGATTGTTTGTTTTTATAATGTTGTTATAACTTTAAATGTAATCGAGTGTTGTTTACTGAAATCGCTTTCACTTAGTGCATAAACATTCATTACGTGAACTTGAACCTTGTTTGTTCCGATAAAACTACCATAACTCAACAGCGGCTCCATATTTACATCCAATCCTGCAAATCCTACTACTTTCGTTTTTGCAGAATCCCAAATATTACTTGATGCTCGAATTTCATAAGGCAATGCAGCACCAGTCAATGCAATCGAATATGTTACACCAACAAAATCATCTTTTAATGGAGTTAATGAAAAAGTTACACCATCGTCAATAATTAAGAACTCTTGTTCTAAAATACAAATAATTGTATTAGACGCTAAATCATATTTACATTCTACGTATTTATCAATAGCAGTCACATACGCCTGACCGATGTTGTTGTACGTCTGTGTTCCTGATCCTGTCAGTAGAATATGATCGATTGAAGCGGGTAAGAATCCCGCATCGACATACTTGTATACTTGCCCCTCGATTACTGCATGATCAAACGCTAATTGCAAGAGGGTGAGGAAGTCGACGGTGATGGGACCAGAACCTGCTCCTCCAGAACTTCTAGAGCCTTTGGTATTAAGTTTTTTTCTTGTTTTTCCTGTTGCCATTACATTAAGTTATATAGTAGTTACTATTGTTCTTTGTAATAAAATTTCTGTTTTTTCTAAAATATTATCCGATAATACCCACTGTCCAACTCCTTTATCAAAGTAATATGTTTTTATTGTTATTTTATTTACCGAAGCATATTCAGTAGTTACACAAGTCATTACATCTCCAAAAGCACTAACAATTGGATTAACTAATTGAAAAGTAGGTATATATATATCAAAACTTTTAAATTGATTTTCTGTAGTACTCAATTCATATACTCCTGTACTAACATAACTTAGTGTAGGTGTTTCTAAAAGATTATTTAAACTTGTACTATTTATGCTAGGAGCATCTGTTGACTTTTGTGTAAGTCTTCCTCTCCATAAATCAGCTGTTCCATGTGGTTTATTTAATCTAAAAGTAGTAGAATCAAAACTACATGGAGTATAAAAATTACCTTTATTTGTAATTAATTCTGCCCAGGCTTGTATACTAAATTTACCATCAATACCTCCTACTAAAATTATACTTGCTATTTCACTTGCTACAATAGGTGCTAATGCCTCATTAGTAACTCTATACCATTGCCCAGGTACAGCAGTACCACTACCACCACCAATATTATGCATTGTATCCGCTGTAGTCTTAGTAATTGCAATAAGTCTTTTTATTTGCTGACTAAATGTAAGCCAATCTGCAGCAGATAATAATCCTCTATTTGTAGCAGAAGCTGTAGGTAACTGTAAATCAATATTAGGAGTTGTAGTAGGATTAGTTATAGTTAAAGACACGTCAGTTCCTGTGGAACCAAGTGTTCTTGTTACTTCTGTAACAGTTCCTGAACCTCCTCCACCACTAGACCTAGAGCCTTTGGTATTTAATTTCTTCCTAGTTTTACCTGCACTCATTATTTAAAGTATTGTATTTTTAAATATTTTGTATTTGCAGCATCTACAGCTATTACTCTAAATGCATCTAAATTTTGGTGATTTAATATTTCTACTGTATCAAAATCTCCTAATGGTACACCTGCACCAGAAGTAGTACTTCCTGTAACTGGTGTAGTTGAATCATCTGTTGTATATCTTACAGCCCTATTAGCATCAGTACTTCCTGCTGACTCTACTGTAATTTCAGCACTTTGAGCATCAGCAGGTACTGTTAATCTAACTACAGCAGCATTAGTTACTGCTAAAGTTTGATAACCTATACAAGGTCTTCCAATATTAGATTGTGTTATTAGATCTCTTAATTGCATTAACAATGCTTGAGTAGTATCTCCTTCTATTTTTGCCATTTTATTATATTTTATTCTATTATGTCTAATTGTCCTGATTCAGGATTAAAAGTTACTGTAACTTGATCTCCATCTTGATCTTGACAACAATCACAAGAACATATATTTTTTATATTTTCAAGTAAAGTAATCATTTCATCACATGTAAAACATGATTGATCTCCTGGATTATCATCACATTTAATTGCATTTAAAATTAAAGTTAATGTTGTAATATCTTGCATTATTGGAAAAGCTAAATCTTCCCTTCCTTGTTGCATGAATTTTACATATTTTTTAGCTAATTTACCTGCACAACACTGTGCTTTATAAATCTGAACTTTATAACTATCATATGATAATTCAGTACATTCAACTCTTATTGTAAAACTTTGAACTACTTCACAACCATTATCATCTGTTATAGTTACTGTATAAGTACCTGGTACTAAATTACTTAAACTTTCTGTTGTTTCACCAGTATTCCAAAGATATGAATAAGGATTGGTTCCACCTGATATATAGTTTAAAGTAATAGATCCGCCTATAGCCAAATCTTCTGATATCTGAATTACCTCATAAACAGGGGTTATTTGAGAAGGATTTGATATTGTTATACTTCCAATATTAGACTGACAACCAAGACCATCTTGGACATAATAATTATAAGTTAATGGTCCTAATCCTGTAAAGATTCCTGATCCATTATTTAAAGTTACTCCACTAGGATATTCTATAAAATAAGAATAAACTCCTGAGCCTCCACTTGCTACAATTGTAATACTTCCATCTGTTCCTAGATAACATGTTGGATCAGTATTAGTACCAGAAGCAGTAACTTCAGTTGGTTCAGTAATAGTTTTACTTAAAGTGTTAGAAATACATCCTAAAGAATTAGTAGCTTCTATTGTATAATCTCCTGCTAATAAATTACTAAAACTTCCTGATGTATTACTTTGAATTAAAGTAAGAGTACTATCATATAGATTATAAGTATATATTCCAGGAGTACTAGGTGTAATATCTAAACTTCCAAATCCTGAATTACATGTAGTATTTATTTGAGTTCCTGTAATTGTAAAAGAAGAACCTGTAGCTACAGCTACGTTAGTACTTGTTATACAAGAGTCTATAGGATTTCCATCTGCTAAAGTACAAGTCCAAGTTCCAGTAGTTAATCCTGTAAAAACAGGGTTAGATCCCCATACAGGAGGATTACCTTGTAATACACAAGAATATAAATATGCGCCTGTACCTCCTGAAGGAACCATAGTTATTTGTCCTCCTACTCCTGCACAATTTGCATTTACAACAGTAGTAGTAAAAGAGATAGCACTAGGTTCTGTTATAGTAATAGTATCTGAAGTAACTACTGTAGCTGCGGCATCTGTAACTATACATTGATAATCTCCTGGAGTTAAACTAAAAACTACGTAATCTGGAGAACCTGGACCTAAGAAAGTAGTCCATACAAAACCATCCCAAGATTGCCATTCATAAGTAAATGGTGCTACTCCTCCCATTGCTGAAACTGCTGCTACACCATCACCAAAACCATTACAAGTTACATTAGTTTGAGTAGTACTTACAGTAAAAGCTATTGCAGGAGTAATATCTAATTGTCTCATGAACTCTTGATCAAAGACAATTAAAGTATCAAAGTTTATATAACTATCAAGATTAGTACCTAAAGTACCTCCTGCTGTTATTAATTGATTAAAAGTATTTCCAAGTTGAGGAGGATAACATGCTGGACATACACCTCCACTTGGAGGAGTTGCTGCCATATATCTCCAGATTTCATCCATAGATAATGGGTTAAAAGTTACATCTGGTTTTGTATAAGATAATCCACTTGGACAACAAACACAAACTGAAGTAATTCCACCTGCATCTAAAGCTTTGAAATTTGTACTAGTACTATGTGGAAGAACGCTTCTTCCTTCCATGATATAACCACTGAAGTTATTATCAGTATTAGTATTAAAAACACAACCATCATTATTAGATGTTGCACTTTCTACAGAGATAATAGCTCCTATATCTCTTAGTACACCTGCTGAAACTATATCATCAGATATTCTTTTATATCCTCCAGAAGGAGCACTAGCATAATTCGCATTTAAAGGAGAATCAAAATATCCAGTATCAAAAGAAGGAGTTTTTTGATATGCTGTTAAAAGTATTTTAGATACTCCTGCATCATATAATCTAGATAATTGTAGAGGTTCACCACTAGGTTTTGTTCCTTTTAAAGTATAAGAAGGAAGTGCTACATAAAGTTCTACTTCTTCTCCAGAACCATATGCAGTTATATACTGACACATCTTACCTACTCTATAAAGATAAGTTTCATAATCTGCAGTACCATCACTACCATCACGATGAGAAAAACTTACATTATTTATTGGAACTGTCCAAGGTCTATCTACATATATAAGATTTGCAGTAATAGAAACTATTTGTCTCCATTGATTATTTACTTTTATAAAATCATTTACACCAAGTCCTAATGCTAAAAAATCTACTCCACTAGGTACATTTGTTATTCTTCCTGTGGTATAACCTAAATAAGTAGTATTTGATATACTGATAAGACTAGATTCTGAAATAGCTAGATCATATCTAAAATTCCAGAACTCTGTTTCTGTTACTATTTTAGTAAAAATTTTTGTAGGATCATAAGAAACTGATTGATTATAATTGATAATTCTTTTTAATCTTGCTAATCCACACCAAGGAGAAAAAGCTCCTACAGCAATATTTTGATGTTGATTGATATCTAATACAGCTCCTCTATCTACTAAACCAGCAGCATGAGCTAGAGGAAATACTGTTTCTAAGACATCTTGACCTAAAGGTAAAAAAGTTTCTGCATTATTTGTACTTACAAATACAGTATCATCTCCAGGTCTTGGAGCACCAAGGTCATAAAAAATACCATAGTTATAACCAAACTGATTAGTATAGTTAAATAAATCTGTTAGTTTATTACCTCCAGAATAATTACCATAACCATCAGCTCCTAATAATTGCTTATAAGGATTAGTGGAAGAGCCTCTTTTAGTAAAAGAATTTATATATAATCCTAAAGTTCCAGGACTTGAATTTGCTACTGGCATATTTATTTATTTATTAGAACCAACCTATTTGTTCAACTTTTAATACTCCTGACCATCTAATATCTGTAGCTGCTATTCCTGTAACTGTTAATACTAAATTAGTTGTACTTACTGTTACAGCTAATGCTGCTGTACTCATAGTTGCATCTTGAGCAAATTGAGTACTAACATTTAAGTATGTGCCTGTAGCAGGATCAAGATATAAAACAGAATCCACAAATGCCGCAGTTCCTGCTATGTTTTTTACTAAACATTTAAATACCCAAGAAGCAGCCATTTCTGTATCTGTTCTTACAGCTATTATAGTTCCTTCTACCATCCAAGCACTATTTGTAGGAACAACTAAAGCTGAACCTCCACCTATCATCATAGTTAAGACTGTAGGAGTAGCATTTGTAGTTAATATAGTTTGAGGTATAAATCTTGTTTGAGATTGTCCATATTTATTAATATCAAAATTACCATGTCCATGAACATGTTCTCCTGGAAAACTAGCTTGAGATTCTTTACCTACAGAAGAACTTTGAATTCCTGTAGCAGCAGTTTGACCAAAATAAGCTGCATTAAAAGCAGCTGTTGCTCCTGCAAGTATATCTGCATATTGTCCTGTAGCTATAGAACCATCAGCTCTTGCTTTAGAACCATTACCTATCGCTGTAGCAGAGGCTCCTGAAGCTATTGTATTAGGTCCTATAGCTGTAGAATCTGTTCCTGAAGCAGTACTTCCTGCACCAAGAGCTGTAGATCTTAATCCAGATGATGTTCCTCCATGTCCTGCAATACTTTGTGCACCTGAAGCTGTTCCAGAATCATTTAAAACTATTGCTGAAATTCCTGAAGCACCGCCTGGGGCTGCTGTATTTTGTACAAAAGCATCTGTTCCTGCCGCTGGAATAAAAGGTCTAGGAAATCCTTGCCATAGTATCCATTTAGTTCCATCTGAAACTGTACTATCTGCAATACAATATAAAATATCTTGTGTAAAAAATCTTTTAACATTAGTTACTCCTAAACCACCATCTGATAAAGTACCATTTGCTGTAGCTCTATAAGCTGACCCAAAAGAAGCTGATGCAGGATAAGGTTCTGCTGTTCCTAAAGTACCAAAAGTTCCTATAATAAAAGCTCCTGTTGCTCCTGGATCTCCTTTATCTCCTTTATCTCCTGTAAGATAAAACTCTATAAGTAAATCATCTCCTGCTACAAAAGTACTGATTGCTGTACTAGAAAGATAGTTTACATTTAAAGTTTGAAAAGTACCAGAATCAGTTACTGAATTTATTGAATAAACAACAAATTTAGTCTGATCAGTTTGTTTAGTTATTTTAATAAATCCTTTTATAGTACTTGCTGTAGTACTTCCTACTGCTGTAAGTAAAGCTGAAATATTTACAGCATCTAAATTAGTTTCACTAATGTAGATGTTATTAGCTAAAGATAAATTAGCTCCTGATACAGATAAATTACCTGAGCCAGGATCTCCTACAAGACCATAATTTAAGAAATTATATCTTATACCTGAAGATACTCCATCTGTTCCATTAGTACCATTAGTACCATTTGTTCCATTAGTACCTGTAGTTCTTCTCCAAAGTCCTGTAAAGTTTCCCACTACAGGAGTACTTATTGGAGAAGTAGTACTTAGTATTGCTACATAAGGTTGAGTCTCATCTTGTGGATAAGTAAAGTTTATACCAGTATTTGTATCAGCTGAAGCTATGTAAACATAAGCTGAAGCTCCATCAGCTCCTGGAACTTGAGCTGGTATAGTTATTTGAATAGGATCATTACATCCTTGACCAATACACATTAGTTATTTTTGTTTTAGTTACAAGAACTACAGTTCTTAATTCCACAATAAGTTGTTAAATAATCAATTATATCTTGTGCTCCTATATTATCAAAACATGCTGCTAAATAATCTGCTTTATCTTTCAACATATACATATCTCTGTATTGTTGTTGTTTTTTAGTTTTAGCTTGTTCTGTACAGTTTGAACAAAAAGTAATTTCTTTTAATTTTTGATTTAAGCAACAGCAAACTTGACAAGTTTGTGCTACATAACATGAAGTTGTATAAGAAAGAGAACTATTTTGACTATAGATCTTATATACAAATTTATATACACCATCATCTAGTTTATCTGAAAAGCCAAGCATTGCTTGTGTTACTTCCTAAGGAAGATATACAGTTGTTCCAATGTTTGCTACATTGGGTACTGAACTAGGAATGGTGAAAGAAACTAGTGTAACATCTGGTAAAGTTACATCTAGAAAAATTCTATCTGTATCAATTTCATTTGGATTAAAGTTAGATACTCCAGTAGGATCATATCCAGTAGGAGCACTTACAGAATTATATAAAGGAGTAGCATCATTAAAATAGAAGCTTTCACAATTAGATGATTCTGTTATATTTATTTGAAGTTGAAAGCTCATTTGTTTAATTTAAAGAGTTACTATTAAAAAAGGGGCAAGACAGAATAACTGTCTGCCCCTTTGGTAGTTAAAAAAGAAAATTAATTAAAGAGATACGTTTGGTAAGCTAATTGGTGAAGAAGCCATCCAAGGATTCAATTGAGTTAAAAGATATCCTGACATTGTATTTCCATTTGATGTATCAGGAATGAATACAAAAGTTTGAATTCTCATTGCCGCAGTTCTTGTAATAGCTGATGCTCTTTGAGTATCTGCTGATTCAATAGCTACTGTATCATATGCTGCAATTGTACCAGTTGTATCAGTATAATGTCTTCCAATAGGAAGAGGAATTACTGTTCTGTTCAATGCTCCATCGTTACCTTGAGAGAAGTATTCAAATTCTGCTACTTCACGATAATCACCTTGTCCTCTTGATGCAGTTGTTGGATTAGAAACTGTTGTTTCACCAAAACCTTTAAGATCAAAATGGAAAGTTACTTTATTAAATTTGAAATCTGAATAAGGAGGAATACCCCATGTTAGAGGAAGACCTGTAAATTTAAGACCCCAATTAGTAGCTGTTGCTACGATACCTGCATCTCCAGATGTTGCATCCAAAGCTGCTGCAGTTGTTCCTTGGAAAAATGTATGAAGTCTTACTTGAGTAGAACTCAAAGAAGAATCAGTACTTGGAGTACCTACAACTACATAAACTGGAACTGTTGTACCTACACCTGAACCTGTTGATCCAAGTCTTAGAACTGCTCCTACTACTTGAGCATTAGCTGAAGTAGCACTCAATGTAGCAATGTTAGAACCATTTACTACTGCCACTGTACCAGCACTTGTCCAGTCAGCTGCTGTACCATCATTTAATAGTTCACATTTAACTTGTGGAGCTACACCTTGGTTATTAGATTTAAATGAATCTAAATTAAAGTTAGCTGACAATGTTTGTGCAATCTTTTGTTGAGTTGGAGACAAAGTAGCATAGTCATATACTTTTCTGTATTTCTGCTCTGACCACATCATATCATCCCAATCGCCTACATAAGTAAGCAAATATTCTGTACTTGAGTTGTCAATAGAACCAGTTGTACCATTGTAACCAATGATTGTAACTTGCTCAGTTGTTCCTGCTACACCATCAATACCTTTGAAAGTACTAACGTCTTTAGCAAAAATTCTTGGTGAATAATTAAGTTGACCATTGTTCATGGCAACCAATCTGATACTAGGATATGTAGCTGCTGTAGCAGTAGTAGGAAGAATTTCTTCTTTACCTGTACTTGCTCTCATACCTACAGCAACAATTTGACCTTCTGGAAGTGCATTAATATCTGCAGCTGTAACCAAAGTTGCAATAGCAGTTCCTGTTACATTTCCTCCAATCAGGACAGACATTACATTATTTTGTGTTTGTGTTGACATTTTTTAAAATATGTTTTTAGAGTTATTTTATTCTTTAATTTTTTTATTATAGTACAATAAATGTAATAGTTACTGCACCATTTAATACTGCTACACCTACGTTAGCAACTGTAAGTACAAATGATCCTGCAGCAGGTGCAATCTTGATAATTGAAGGTGCTCCTGTTGTTCCACCATAAGTTGTAATTTGTGCAATTACAATAGAACTAGCAGTTACTAAACTGTTAGTTACTGTCAATGCTGTTACAGGTGAACCTGTACCTCCTGTTGGAGAAGTTGTTAATGAAGCAGAAGTAAACTGTCCTGCTACTGCATTAATTGTTGGAGTATTAGAAGCTGATGTAGCTGTAGTTTTATTAACTCCTGCTCTATCATTCAGATATGCAACTATTGCATTATGATCTGAAGCTCTCGCTGGTTGATTTAAACCTACTCCTGGTTCAAGTTGTGCAACTCTGCCTTGACTTGAAGTTATAATAGGTTGTAGTGGACTTGGTACTGGTGCTGCCATATTATTCTATTTCGTTTAAACGTTGGATACTTTCTTGTGTTCTAGGAGATTCTATATCACCTAATGCATTTCTTATTGCTAATCTGATTACTTCTCTATAACATTCATCCTTTAAATCCATTATATCAGTTCCTGATAAACCATAAGGAGTAGTTGCTGGAGGTATAATTCTTTGAGCTTTATTTATTTTAGCTGGATTTTTTAAATATCTTAAATGATAAGTTATTAAAGTAAATCCTTGAGGAATAATTATTTCAAAATGTTCTTGTGAATTAAATCTACCATAAGGTAATCTAAATCCTCCATTTATATTAGGTCTTGCAAATGGATTAGCAATCATTGTATTGTATTGATCATGAGTCAATGCTTGTATTGGAATTCTAGTAGTTACTGTACTGTTGTTACAATCTAAATAACTAACTGTTACTTCTTCTGTTAAAGCATGTCTATAGTTACTTGGAAGAGCTACAAACTGACCATTTGGTTTATTGTTTGCATTATTTACAAATGTACTGATATTTACATTTTCAGTTATGCTTTGTAAATCTGATACTCTTTTTTGTGTTTCTTCTACTGACTCTCTTCTGAAATTATTACCATAAGCTCTTTGTTCTATGAACTCTTCTTGAGCATCTGATAAGTAAAGATCAATTTCCTCTATTAGAAAATTAGGAGAATTTAAACTGTCAGTTTTATCTACACCTACCTTAAATTGGATATGAGCTTCTGATACAATCAAAATTTCCTCCTTTTTTATTTAATATAATCAGCATAATGATTATTTATTTACTTGCATCAATTTTAGCTTTCAAACTAATTTTGACTTCATTGAAATCTGGTTTTTGTAAGTTGTTAAGAGCATCTTGATAAGATTTACCTAAAACTTCTCCTCCTGAAATGTAATAAGCTCCTCCTGATTTTCTGATAGCCCCAATACTCATACATTCTTGTAAAAATAAAGATGCTTTATAATCAGGTGCTTGGATAATTTCAAGGAACTTATCTGGAAACTTATCAGCAATTTCTCCTGCTTTTGCCAAAATAGCATCTGCAGTTGCTGACTTACCTAATTTATATTTTCCTTCTTCAAATACTTTAAGGAAATCACTTTGTTCATTAAAGGTCATTTCTCCCAAAGCTTTCATTGCATCTACTTTAGATTTAATCTTTTTAGATTCAATTTTAGCTTCTTTTTCTGTACTTGTAAGTACATATTCAGCTCTTGGGTTTTCTAGTGCATCTGCAGATGATAATGCTACTTTTGAATGAATTTTCAAATAAGCATATTTAATTTTATCTAGTGCACTTCTATTAAGGTCTAAAATAATACCTTCTTGTTTAATTGCTGTGTAAATTTTGAAGTTACTCCAGAATTGTGAGTAAGGAGATAGCTCCATTACTTTAAGACCCATTTCTGCTTCTAATGCTCTTGCTTGATCATCAGTAAGACCTGTTCTTATGATCCCAGTATCTTTGTCTCTTTCAGGACAAATTGTTGATACTGCATTTTTGAATAAAAAAAGACCATCGCCTTCTTTTCCACCTATTTGTTCAACCCATGTTTTTTTACATGGTTTGAGTAAGAATTTTCCTTTGAATACATCTAGTGGATTACTAGCTGTCTTAGTTGAGGTATAATCACCTGTAGTTCCTTCTACTTTATTATCTGTCTTTGCCATACTACAATTTATTTGCTTTTTAGTTTAATTGGGGAAGACTTTCATCCTCCCCATTAAACATCTTTTTATTTATTAATAACTAACACTTGGTATTAGTTCACAAGCTGAAAGAGGATTTTTCAACTTAATAGCTTGTGTTGTTTGACACATCATTTTGTAACCATCAATTTCTGATCCACCCATTCCATTAACTTGAGGACCATAAGGAGTTGTAGAACCATTAACATACCATTTGATATCTGTTCTACCCTTTACTCCCATTTTCTGAATATTTGGCTCACCATTAGTTGTACCAATATTCATGATAGTCATACGATAGTTTTCAGTATAACCACCATCAGGGTGAGGTAATCTGTTGTCAATTACATCATCATACTCTGGCATATGCATTACTGTATATTTAATACCATTGTATCCTTTGAATTGTCTGTATTGACCACCAAATCCTAAATCATCTACTCCACCACCAATCAATCTTCTTTGATCTCCAAGTGGAACAAATACTGATACTTTATCCTCAATTAATTTAGAGAACAAGAACATACCTCTTTCACCAGTTAAGATTACGAATTCACGTTGATCTTCAGGTAAGATATTGATTGAAAGGTTTTGAGCTACCTCATGTAGATAGTCAAGAGTCAATGTTGTGTAATAGAATTTATGTGAAGGTGCAATTTGTTGACGTAAACCTGCTCCTTGTTTAATTGTAAATCCATTACTTGATCTGTTAGAGAAAGTACCATCGGCTCTTTGATTGAACTTAGAGAACATCAACTGATTGGCTTTTTCTTTTCTCCATTGCATTTCATGGACCATATCTTGCCATTTAGTCCAAACTACAACGCCTTTACCGTCCATAGTAGGTACTTTAATTAGCAATGGTCTGTCATGCATATTTCCAGGAACTGTGTAAGATTTAGACAGTTGACTGAAGATATTACGCATCTCAAAGTGAGAAGTGAATTGTGGTTCACTGTATTCAGCATTAAGTGTGTTTGTAACAATGTTGTTTTGACGAGAAACATGCTTTCCTTGAATCATTAATTCAGAAGGAATATATGCTCCTGCAGCTCCATCCATAGATTGAACTTCAAAGATCCAGTTAGTACCATTAGCATAACCTTCACCAACAATTCTTACACCAAAATCACGATCATCAAAGATCAAATAATCTGATACACCGAATTGTCTTTCTTCCAATTCTAGTTGGAAAATCTCTTGATTGAGACCAGCTTTACCCACATTTGTGTATGCAGAAGAAGTGAAACTTACAATTTTAATTGCACGTCTATCATCTCCTTTTAGCATCCATCTAAACTCTCCATCATGTTCCATGATTTGAGTTGGGTATTTAGACAAGAAGTTGTCTAAGCCTACATAACCTTTTTTATTGAAAACCTCTGTTACAATATCAGATGCCAATTGTGGCTCATTCTGATATATTGAATATAAGTGATTCTCAGTAGTTAATCCAGCCCAACTTTTTGCATAAGTTACTTGTAATTGATTTAAACCTTGTACTGCCATTTTGTGTTTTTATTTAGTTTTTTATTATTGTTGGTTCTTAATTATTTTCATTCCTTGTTTCAGCTTGTCTATATTGATTTTACTCAAAGGTGATTTTTCAGAATATGTTGATACTGTTTTTTTAATTTCTTCAGTTGCTTTTGTTTTTAGTTTAGTACTGATAACATCTAATTTACCATCATAAAGTCCAAACAATTGAGCAATTTTTAAATTAGCTAGAGGATCAGCAGCTATCTTTTTCATTAAAGCTGTTTGACCTTTTGAGTCTGTTTTAGTATAGATATCAAACAATTTTTGTCTTTCATCTTTCGTTAGTTTAATTCCTGGAAGGAACTCTTCTGTAGAAAGAACTTGTTTTTCAAGGTTTGAAAGTTCTTGTTCAAATCTCTTTTTATCAGCAGCTTTTTGAGCTTTTACATTTTCAACTAATGACTTTTGGTAATTAGCTTCAAATTTCTGAAGTTTCTTTAAAGCTGTTTTAGCCTCATCTTCAAGTAACAATGAATCTTCATATTGTTGAATTTTCTTTGTTATTTCTTCATTTGTTGCTTCTGGATCAGTATTAGCAATCCAATCTGCAACTAGTCTTTTTTGAAGAGCCGTATTATCACTTAACTTATCTTCATCTACACTATTATATTCAATTTCTCTTGATTTTGAATAAATTAGTTCATCTAAAGGAACTCCTTCTTCATAGTTTTCAATCAATCTATGAATTTCTTCTGGAAGTGATTCTTTATAAGAAGTTACTCCATTATCAATTGTTTCTTTAAATTTATTCTCAAGGAACTCTTCTGTATCTTCAAACTTATCGGGATCAAATTCAAATAAGCCTTTTTCTCCTGCCCATTCTGCTAATGCTCTTACTGGTGATAATTCTGTTTCACTAGTACTTTCATTAGTTGTTGTTTGTGTAGTTTCTGTAGTTTCAGTTTCTTCATCTGTAGTTTCACCTATTGTTGTTCCTACAAACTCTTCTAAACTATTAATTTCTTCTACAACTTCATTCTTTATATTGTCTGTATCTTCATCTGTTAGATTTGTTTCTTGTTCAGCTGAAAATGCAATTTCTGGGATATTTAAGTTATTCAATACACTTAAATCTACTTTTAATTCTGCCATGTTATTATCGTCCTCTTATTTTAAATAGATTATTAATTTACAATTATACGCCATCTTATATGAGTTTTAACATTTTAACTTAAATGTTTTTTCATTTTAATAGCTATTTTTCTTACTTTTTATTTTTTAGGTTTTGGTTTATTTCTTGCTTTTATACGTTCAAGTCTTTCTTTATGAGCTATATCTTTTGCTTGAGTTTCTTTATCATGCTTTTGTTGCTTGTTAAAATGATCTCTTTCCATTTGAGTTCTTTGATTTTCAGCCTGAATCTTTTTAGCTTCTAATCCTAACTTAGCTTCTTCTATCATTTTCTGGTGAGCAAGTTTAGATTGTTCTAAAGCTATTTTAGCAGAATCAGTTATAATGCTAGTATCAGGACCTTCAGTACTCATAGCATCATTTCCAAGAGCTTTAATTTCAGCTATTTGAATTTGATTTTCTCTATCTAATTGCTTATTCATATCTTCTCTATCCATTCTTTCTTGTTCAAGTTCATTTAACATTTGAGTTTGTTGAGCCTGGGCATCAGATTGTTGTTTTTGTTGTTCCATCATCTGACGTTGTTTTTCTTCTTCTCCTTCAATAAGTTTAGCTTCTACTTCAGAAATACTTAATGAATTTAATGTTTTAACTGCAGAAGAAAGAGCTACATTTTCAGATTGAACAGCTGCCTGAAGTAATCCTTTGTACATATCCAAAGCCTTTTCATCTTTAGAACTGTTACTTACAAATACTCCATAATCAGAATTTCTAAATTTATCTCCATCAATTTCAAAAAGAACTTGAGCAAGATCATCAGTTATGTATTGTAGATTCTTAGATCCTTCACCAATACATTCTTTAGATACTTCTATGATAGATTCACAAACTCTCTTTTTAAAGAACTCGTGAGGATAAAAATAAGGTTCTGTAATATGAGAAGACTGAACAGTTGCTCTTTCAGTATTACCCACTAGTTCACTTGTACTAATATTACCAAGTCTTTGTCTTGTAATACCTGATGTATTTTGAATTCTATCTTCTACAAACTGTAATAAAGCAATATGACCTTGAATATAATTACCTGTTTCAACATCAAGTTTCCTCATTTGTTGAGAAGGATTAGCTCCAAGTCCTGCTTTCTTTGCTGCTTCTCCAAATGAGTTCACAAAAACAATACCCATGGCTTGAGCATAGTAAAGCCATTTTTCAATCTCCCATCCATCAGGAGCAAGTGATGTATCAAGAACAGCTAAATTACCCAAGTTCTTAGCAATAGCTAATTCTGTTCTATACCAAAGAGTTAAATATAAATAATACCAAGGAACCAATCTATCCATTAAAGAAACTCCTTGAGCATTAGTAGCAGAATAAATAGTTCCAACATAACCTGATTTACATTCAGATAAATTAGACATTCTTCTGTACTGTTGTTTACATGGACCACTTAATGAATGTAAATAAATGTCTTGTCCAATTCTTACTGATTGCCAGTATTCATTGATCCAGAACCACTTTACTTTAGTTCCTTTGGGTGCTTTAAAAGATTCTTCTACAATACTTGATTGTATCTCTCCTGTTTCAGGATCAGGAAATCTCCATATACCTTGTTTCTTTTTAGACTTCCATTTAACTCTATGTACAGGAATTCCTCTTAAAGTATTAGCATTATCAAATGTAAATAAGCTTTCTACTTCAGGAATAACCAAAGGAACATCTCCGTAACCAAAGATTCCATTAGCTCCTTGTCCATAACTTTCTAACCAATCAATCTGATCAGGAGTTAAATATTCATAAAATTCATCTACTATTTCAGATACAGTCATGAAATTTCTTTCATATATCTTTTCTGCATCATCCAAATAGTTTGAATTATTGTTAATTTGAAAGAATGTTTCTACTGGATTAACTCTTCTAACTTTAAGTCCGTCTCCTACTTTCTCAATATTTATAATTTCTTCTCCTGCTAAAAGAACATCTTTAAAGCAATCATTGAATACAATATCAAGATTCTGATCTCTATAATGATAATTTAACAAGTATGTTGCTACTTGTTCTATCATCATTTTAGGAGTATAGTTTTTGTATTTTTGAAGTAATCTTTGAACTTCAGGAGATTCAGGATCTTGAGTTTCATCTACAAGAATCTGTTCTAACATCTGCATTATTTCTGCTTTTTTGATGTTCTGCTTTTCTGAAACAGCTTCATCATTAATAGCAATTACAATAGGATTAAAGATTCTTTTAGATTCCTCTCCCAGTAACAGATGGAAATATTGAGATAAAATATCATAAGGCTGAAGACTTGCTGGAAAAGTATTAGCATCTGGACCACCTTTTACACCATAAGGATGTAGTGTCCTGTCAATATCACCTTTATCTATTTTATTGTTAAAAACTTTATAATTACGAAGTTTATTTTGAGTTGATGTACGTCTAGTTAAACCATAAGCATAACACACACTTATTACACCATCTACACAATTTTCTATCCACTGCTCATCCTTTTCAGAAAAAGCTAGTTTTTGTGGTGGAAAATATGCTAATGTATTTGAATCAGTACTCATTTATTGGTATTATTTGCTTAATAATATTTTGGGGAATTTACAAGTATAATCTAAAAAATCAAGATTTTAAAGAACTTTTGTGATTTTTATAGATTGCGTATAGCTCTATATGCAGAGTTTCCAAATAAGGGTCTATTAAAAAAGTCAGATTCAGTAATGGATTTTTTTTCTTCTTTTTCAATATCTGGAATGTAGGTCCTTTCTTCTTCCAGTTGATAGATCAAACACATTAAAGCCATTACTCTATCACAGTTCTTTTCAGGATCATATGCTGCTAGTTCTTTTAATAAACCTATACTTCTTATTTTATGGTAATTTTTGATGTTCTTTTCAGAATCATAATCTTTAACTAACCATTGATATATTAAACCCTCTCCATATCTTTTTATTTGATCTGGCATTTTTAAACCAAAGTTCCTTGTAGTTCCTGGTCTTTTAATAATATCATGAATTAATTTAGGTTCTGCACAAAGAAGATATAAAGAGTTTTTAGATGTAAAATAATCAAAGATCCCTTTTTTCTCATTTTCATATAATGCTCTTGCATTGTAATAAATAAGTATTCTTCTGCATTGTTCATAGAATTCAGCTGCAGTATCTGGACGAGCTGTATATTCTGATACTATTCTATTAGTTAGTTTGTTTACTATTATTAAGGAACCTAAAGAAGATGTACCTGATTTATCATGATCATATGGATCTATTCCTGCAATATATATACCATGAGGTATATTACCATCATCTTGTCTATATGGTTGTTCATAAAGAATTACTGGAGCATTTGAATCATCTCCCTTTTTTAAAGGAAAATTGTATATGATCTTAGCTTTTTTATCTTCTTCAAATTCTATTTCTCCAAGAGGATTGATGATCATCTTACCTTTATATAAAGACTTCTCATAATCTCTATCTAATTCTAATCTGGCTAATGTTCTTAATATATCTTGAGTTGGAAAGATGTTACCTTCCAATTTCATCATAGCTTCTCTTGGAGTATTTGGATGTTCAGCTATATATCTCTTTAATGCATGTCTATCTCTTGTATGTTCACTAACTACTTCTCTTTCTTTTTCACAAGCTTCTTTGGCTCTGATAATATCTGTATTACCATCTTCATCCATGAATCCTTCTTTATTCATGTATTCAGGTGAAAAGAATGCACATAGTTTATCACTTTCTTCCCATTCATTAGGAATAGCAAAGATTCCATGACCTTTTGGACTTGAGAATAATTCATCTAATCCATCAAAGTTTGAACCTTCTTCACCTCCTGTACCAAAAGCAACCATTAATCCATATACTGAACCTGATTGTTCTACTGATGGTCTAGCTACTGTCCAAGCTTGAGTCAAGTGTGGAAAAGAACCTGCCTCTTCAAAGATGATCAACTTACCTGATTTACCTCTGGCTCTATTTGGATTATTCATTAGAGTTACTCCAATGATCTCAGACATGTAACCTTTCTCTACTGGATTACCATTAATGGTTGCTTTATAAGAAGCTCTTTTGTGTAGATCAGTATCTTTAACTTGTCTTCTTTTTTTCCAAGCTGTATGCTCGTTAATGAAGTCCATCATTTCCCAAGTCTTACTTAGGATACCATCTTTGATCAAATATTCTTTTGTACTTGCTAATGCATAAGATTTAGATCCAGGGATCAAGAAGAAGTTTCTATTTAACATGGCTGCAGCTTTATAACTGTAACCTCTACGTCTAGCTTTTAAAACACAAGCATGTTTATGTTTAACATTTTCAGCTTCATCTAAATAAAGAAAGTACTTTAAATCACCATCCCAAAACCTGGGAAATTCTAATTTCTTATTTCCTTTTATTGTTCCATCTTCCTCATAAACCAAATTACCATGTTCATCAGGAACTGGTTCTACTAAATAGATTGGACAATAGTTTAAATAGAAATAGAAGTACCCAGGAATATAGTCTCCATCTGGAGCTGTATATCCTTCTATACTTCTTCTTTGTTCTTCTTTCCACCAATTCATCCATTCTCTTGAATTTTCAGAAAGTTTAGTATAAACTTTATGTTCAAGATAATGAAGAGCTGCCTCTCTAAATTTATTTGTATTTTTCATAGTTATAGGTCATGGTCTTCAAATGCTCCTGAAGCCTCTCCTCCTCTATTTCTTTTTGTATCTCTTAGTTCTTTCCTGATTATTTCATCAAGTTTGTTAAGAGAATCAATGATCTTTGCTGTATCTCCCATGGCTTTAGAAACTTCTGTTATTTTATAAACATGATTTCCTTTATTATCTTTAAGTTCAAAATCAATATTATTATAATAATTCATCATTTGTTCCAAAGCACTTCTTTGGGATTTAAGAAGTTTGATGTAATGATTTTCCTGAAACTTTTCATATTTTGAAATTGCTGCTGTAACTAAATCACCTGGGGTCCATTGAAAGTCTTTACCAAAAACATCATCTATAATTGCCCTTTCTCTGTCTTCAGCTAAATAAGATAAAAATGGACTTTTATAATCAGCTTTAAAACAAACATAAGCTAATTCTTTTGTAGCAAAACTTTTATCTTTTGATTTATCTGCATCCCAAATAGCTTTAAATTCTTGTATCGTTAAAGCTGCAGGATTAATAATTACTGTATTCTTATCTAATTGAAATAAATTCATACTTAATTTTTATTTTTTATCCAATAGAGATTCTAGTTTTTTTTCTAATTCAACTAAATAATCAATATATCCAAATTTACCAGTTGCTAAAAACCATTGTCTAAAATTTAAATCATCTGGTTCAATTAAATTTGATATAGTATAACAACCATTTGGAATTTCTATATCAAGTTTTATTCTTAATAATTTTTCTTGTTCTTCTGTCATTATTTAATTTTTAGTAGTCCTTTCTAGAGTCGAACTAAAACCAGGAGAATCAAAATCTCCTGTACTACCATTATACTAAAGGACTGTTTAGAGTTCAATAAAGGATTCAAACCTTTTCCATTGGTTTTGCAGACCAATTGACCTTCCTGATCAAATTGAACTATTTGGGTGTTAATTGGACTCGAACCATATTCCCCAGATTCACAGTCTGGTGCTTTACCTATAAGCTATTAACACAGTCTAGATAGCTGGATTTGAACCAACGTGCTCTGCCTTCCAAGGGCAGCGAGATAAGCCTAACTCCTCTATATCTAGATACTCTTTATCTTTCTATTACTGTTACTTCTTTTTTATTAAAATCTATTATGAACATGTAATTGTTTCTTTCTTCATTACTTAATAATTTATCAAATTCATTATTGCAAGTATTTAAACTAGGACTATCAATTTTTTTGATTTCTTCTGATAATCTTTCTTGTAACTTTTGTTTATCTGTCATTTTTTATATTATCAAAATTATTTTGTAATGTATTAGCTACACTTTTTGCATTATTGTATAATCTACGAATAAAATTCTTAATAGTTCTTTTATTCTTTCACTTTTGATATAATTTTATCATTTTAAGTTTTCAAGTTTATATATAGTTTTACTAAATACTGCAATAAGATCTTGTAGTTTATTTTGTACATCAATCATATCTGTCATTGAAGACATTGCTGTTGTAATTCTAGCTCTTTCTGATTTAACATATGTACAACAATCTACTGGTAAAGTTGATGCTGGAATACTCATTGATAATAATCCTTTATATCCCTGAATACTTTCTGTAACATCATCTGCAGTATCGCTGATTGCATCATATAGATCTCCTAAAGCTACATGCTTTGCATATGATCCTTCTCCTGATGCGTTTAAATGTAATAGTTTAATAGCATCAGCACAAGCAAATAAAGAACTACAAAATTCAGCTTCTTTAGATACTTTAGATGTTATTGGTATTTTATAATTAGTTGCCATTATGATAATTGATCTTTAAGTTTTTGACTTGATTTTTCATTTTTAAGATACTCTTTCATTACTGGAGTAATTACTCCTTCAATGTCATGCTCATTAATGAATGTATAATATTCATCTCCAAACTTAAATGCATTGAATCCTAGTCCATATCTTGTATAAGCAAGGTCTCCTTTTTGAACAGACTTAACATTCTCTGCTACTGATACTACTAATACATAAGGTTCAGTTTCTACTTTGGTCTCAAGTTTTTTGATACCAGGAATATACTCATCTGATTCTTTAATTAGTTTTACGAATACTTTGTTTAGAGTTGGTTTTACTTCTTTTGAGAAGTCTACTTGTTTTGCCATTTTGTTTTTCTTTTTTAATTTGTTGTTGTTTGATTTTTTCTTTTTCTTTTCTTTGTTCTTCCATTACTTTTAGAAATCCAATTGGTTTATATTCTGGATAAAACGCATCTAAAAGCATTTTACTTATTAATCCATAAGGATGATTAATTATTATATGTCCTTCGTTTTTTAAATGAATCTGACATTTATCTTTTATTATCTTTCCTTTTGAATCTGTTATTTCAGATGGATCAGTTATGTGAGCTAGATCAACTGCTTTTTTAACCAATACATTTTTCTTAATTAATATCTCTGGGTTCTTTTTAGAGTGAAGGTTGTATATCCTTGTTATCTCTATTATCATATTCTAACCATTTACCTAGTGGACATTGTGAAGTAGGAGCAAGTACTTTAGCATGTAATTGACAACCACATCCTTTGTATTCTATTCCTTGTATTCTTTGTTCTCCAGTAGCTTTGTAAATAAAAGTCTGTACTGCAGTTCCTTTGATTTCGGGATTACATTTATTGTTATCTCTTAATGGACACTGATCACAAATAATAAATCTTTCTTCAGATACTTTTTTTAGATCCTCTGGTAATAGTTCTAATTTATCAAGAGCCAGATTAGCCCATCCACTAAATATTTGTTTTATCTGGTTTATTTGCATTTAAAAGCTCTGTTCTATATTTTATTAATTCTGTTCTATATTTGCGTTGTTTCTCTTTTTTATCAGGATCAGTTTCCAATACTCTTTTGTAAGCTTCTTTTACTGCAAACTTTCCTAGATGAATAAAATTAACTCCTTTCATTGAATCTCCTCTTACTGTTTCTGAAAGAACTCTAAAAGGTGATACACATATTGCTCTTATGGCTGTCTTAGGAAGATTATATTTTATACTTAATTTTTCTATTATTTCTTCTATTAGGAAATTGTCTGCCATAAGTATGTTTGAGTTTCATTTCTAAATTTATGCATAACATATACTGTTACATTCATTCTTTGTTCTTCTGGTACTCCTTCTTCCAGCGCATTTAGATAAAGTAGATCTTGTACTAATTGATCTAGATCTGGATATATAGTATTATGAACTTGCATCTTCTTCTTTAGTATCTAAATAAACCTGAATCTTAAATTTGCCGTCTTTGGGATACTTTGTCAATTGTTCAGCTATCTTATTATCAATTATAAAACCTTTGTCTTCTAAATTCTTAATTGACTTATTTAACTGAGAATCTGACAATCCCATTCTTTTAGCTAAATCTTTCTTTGTTGTTTCTGAAAAGAGTATATCATAAAGAACATCATGATTCTGATAGTTCCTATATGTATAATGTAAAGATAAGAAAGCAGCTAGTACTTTTCTATCCATATCTTTTAAATTAAAGATTGGATCTAACCAAAGTAACCATTTCTCAAATAACTCTTTTTTACTCGTTTTTATTACTATCATCTTTCTCCACCAATCTTTCTTTTAATTCTTTCTTTTTTAATTTTTCAAGTTTATTCCAAATACTATCAACTATGTGACTAATGTGATAACTATTAGGTTCATCATTATGAATGATGTCTACACCGCATCCAGTAAGCATCATTGTAGTCAAATGATTAGCCTCATGTGCTATTGCTCCAGGAGTAGCTGTATAATCCAGTATTATACAATACTGTCTATCATCTGGGACATTGTATATAAATACTGCTAAATCTGTATCATCTATTTCTTTTACTTGATTATACTTTCTAGTTGCTTCAGGTACATTATCTGTTAAGATAACCTGTAAAGGTGTTGCATAAGGATCTAGATTTATTTTAAACTTGTTTTGTTTCAATTTCATGTGTACCTTCAATATTATGCATCATTTGAGTATTAAGTCTCATTCTCAATAAGATGTTGTTTATGTTAATTGTAGATACTCTAAACATGTCAGGAGTACTATCAAAAGCATATGTATCCATCCAGTTAGCTAAATCAGCTGCATTCTCAATTCTTTGTTTTTCCCAGTCTTTTCCTTCTTTGGTCCAAAGTTCTTCAAACTCAAAACCTACACAGAACTCTGATGGATCTGGTTGGTAATATTCAGTCATTATATTTTATTTATTCTTTCTTGTTCTGTTTCTTGATTATGATCTAATTGCCATCTGATTGAAAAACCATTTTTAGGTTTAGATTCTATTGGAACTAATACTGGTACTTCTTTAAATAAATACATTTTATAAGCTTCTAATAGAAAATTTTGAGTACACTCCATTATTTTTTCATAAGAAGGATTATCAACTTCAAATGATTTAGAAATCATCATTGTATAATGTTTACCATCACATTCTTTTCTTACTACAGACATAAACATTAACATTCCATTATGTTGCCAACTTTGAAATTCTGGAAATATTTTATTCATTTAATATATAATTATAAAACTTATTTGTTTTTTCGTAATTTTCTTTCATTTCATTATACATTCTATTATCAAGTGCATAATAAAATATAGTATCTTTTGTTACTGGATTTTTATCAAATAAATTTAATATAAAATCTAATTCTTCAAATGAACTTATTTGACCTCTAAATAAAGTTGTATCTCCTTTGTAACACGTATTGATATAATGATTACAATCTTTTATTACTAATTTTCCAATACCATTATTTAAATAATTAAAATTAACATGAATATGTCTGATATTTATTCTATCACATTTATCATGACTCATTCCATCACATTCAATTTGATATGTTTTATCAGCTTCTAAAGAACAACAACAAAGTCCTAATTCAAAACCATATTTTGTTATGATTTCTTTAAATAGATCAAAATGTAAGTTATCTTTATTCATTCATAAATTCTTTTATTAACTCTTTTATATTATCTACTTGATTGTAGCTTATTCTTAGTAATTTTATATTGTGATCTAAGCAGTATTCTGATTTGATCTCATCTTTAATTATTTGTTTATCAAACTTATCTTGTCCTTTTACTTCATCATTTCCATAGAAGTCAGATATGTATTCAAAATGTTGTATTCCATCATATTCTATGCAAATATTCTTTTTTGGTAAAAAGAAGTCAAATTTAAGCTTTTGATTAGTATTAGGATTTATTAGATCTTTAAACTCATGCTCTTTGATATATGATATGTTTAATTCTTTTAAGGCTTTACTTATTAGATTTTCTCCATAAGAATTCTTGTTCTTTTTGTACATTTATTAATTACATGAAAATATGTATCCCTAGAAGACTTTCACTTCTTTTATTTTTAATATTCAAAGTTGGCTTTCTTTAGTTGGTTTTTTTAATTGCCCTTAAATCTGCTATTCCCCTTGCTCTCTGGCTGCAGCCCTAAATACTTACTTTTCTTCTTTCTTGACTATCGGAGAAACCTCATTTCACATCTTAGTGCTACTCTTACTATCCGACTTCTAACAGGTACTTTATCTCAATTTCTCTGTGGTCTGCTTTATAAAGGTACTTATAAAGGCAGGTCAAGGGTGTAAATATAGTATATTAGAGAGGGTTTGTCAAGTGTTTGGAAAACTTTTTTTTAATTGATAATCAAATAGATAGAAAGATTTAAGTAGTTTTGTAGCAAAGTTAGGGAAGAAAAAACGTCAGATTTTTAGATCTTTAGAATTTTTTTTTAGATTTTTTTGAAAAATTTTAAAAATTTATGAAAATGTAAGGGTGTCTACATTACCTCCCCACTTAAAATGGACGGAGGAAAGTACCCCGTCACTAACAATCTAAAACTTCAAAAACAATGAAAACAGAACTAATCGCAGCATTCAAGTTCCTTATGGTCAAAGGAATTGAGAAAGTGTTAATCACCACTGTATCAGGTGAGACCATTTGGGTTAACAAGACCCAATTTGACCCATCTGCAGAAACTATTACTTATCAGGTACAGCCAATTGGCACACCTTATAAGGACAAGACAGGTGCTATGGTCAACAGCACTCAACCATTCACACAGCTTATTGGTTTCCACAAGCAAGTTGTGAAGAAGCTGTCAGCTGTAGAATTATACACTGAACTTGCCAAAGTTGGCATCACTCCTGCAATCAATGTAGGATAACACAGAAGGGGAGAAATCCCCTTTTGTTCATTCATTCACTAAATAACTAACTAACTATCATGAAGATATACATAGTTATTGAGCAAGAACATGGTTATCCATCTAACTTGCTGGTTTGTTTTGACCACTATGATAAGGCATTAGACTTTATCAATGCTTATTCTAAGTCTCCTGACCGTGGATATAGCATTAAACCTATTGAGATAGAAAGAGAAGTGAGTAAGGCTTTATTAACTCTAAAAAACAATCTAAATGTTTGAGATTTGGACTAATGGAATAGATGATATTGTATGTGTCATTTGTTTGAATTAATGATTATAAGGAACTAATAAATGTTATTAATTAGTATATTATCTGATTATCAGATGATTACTATCTTATTACTATCTATTTGTTCCTTTAAAATAGTTAACAATCTAAATAACAGTTAAATGACAAGATCTGACATTAACTTTCTATATATCATGTTATTAACATTTGTTGCTTCATGTAGTTTAATACCTGAATATCCAATGATAAGTCTTAAAGTCTTTGGATTATTCTTAATTGAAGGGATAATTTGGTATAATTGGCATGTTTATAAGAAAAATCCTTGAGGATTCAAAGAAATTGTGTGTAAAATGTGTGTTTTTAGAGTAATTTAGAGGATTATGTGATAGTATTACTATCCCTACATCCTCTAATTACTCTAATTTTGCTCAAAAATACCATTTAATAAACTAAATATAGCTAATAACTATTACTGTCTATGAACTATTGTTCATACTGATGATGACCTAATTGAGGGTCGAAACAGAAAACTTCATAAAAACTAAAGACAATGAAACAGTATTTATTAAGATTAGACAATAACATGTATGTTATAATATCTTCTGCTTTAGATTACTATGTTGGAGATAGATATGAAAATGGTACAATTGTACAAATAGGTATTCAAATGAGAGAATATAAACAGCATTATAATATTAGTAAATCTTTAACAAAGATAGACGATGTTTTATAAACGGACTAGTCCTCTTATCTTAAATCTTGCTGATATTTATAACTATAGTTTGGAGGTATCTAATATGGTTATTCAATTAATGTAATCTATACAGACATGTATAAGTTATAAATATCAGTATCAAGATAAATAATTAATTATACTAATCTTTAAAATTTAAAAATATGAATACAGAATTAACTTATTTACTTGAAGAACTTGATAATTGGGATGAAAATAAATCAATACAAGTTAAAGATTTAAAAAGAATGATTAATAAATCATTTAAAAAAGCTGCTGAAGACCAACAACAAATTGAAGATTCAATGTCTGAAATAGGGCATGATATGTAATAATATTTATTTAAAACATATGGGGCTGAATTGATTTGACATTAGATGAATGTAAAATTGTATGCATGTAGTAGATGTTAGTACCTACTTCCGTAAGGAGAATTACTATCAAAATAATAACAGGAAAAGTCATCAACATGGCTTTAGTAAATAGAGCAAAAGCTCTTGCTACTAATGAGGAAAACCTAATTGCTGCATAAGCAATCCAAGAATACCAAAGGGTTTAAATAGTTTCCTGCATCTATAAAATGAAGGTGGTGGAGGTACTCATAGTTTGGGCTACCCTATTCTTTTTGCTGATGATAGTAAGATAAATCAATCAGACAAACATGTAGATTACTTTAATACAGTTTAATGGACGAGGGTTCGTTACCCTCCAGCTCCACAGTAATGACCCTTAGTTCAGATGGTAGAACAATACACTCATAATGTATATGTCACAGGTTCAAGTCCTGTAGGGTCAACAATTACTAAGTAAGTGAACGATCTTTGGATCTCAGTAACAGAACAATGTAATTATCCGTAAAAAAACTTATGAATCTTATATTAAAGTTTCTTTTTTTAGATAGTATAAGTAGTGATTATTAAATACCTGTATGTTTATAGATGAATAAGTAATCTATAAGCATACAGGGTTACTAACAATTAAAATTAAATAATATGAAAATAGGAATTTTATTCAGAATACAATCTTTTTGGATAGGAATTCATTATTCTCCTTATAACAAAAGATTATGTATTAATCTATTACCTTGCTTTACTATTTGGATAATATCTAAAAATGGTATCAAACCTAATAATCTAACAAAATAAACACTTAAAAACTTCAAACCAATGGCACAGCCTAAAACTCAAAAACCAAAAAAAGCTTCTAAAGCTAAAACAAAAGCATTCAATGACATGCACCAAGAAGGTACTTATTGTTTCTTACCATTTGACAGATGGTTAAACAGGTATGTATTTTCTTGATGGTTAGGTCAGCAATATGTATCCTTAGAAAGTAATTTTTAAGGGTACTATTGTTTTTATTAATTAATACTAAAAACTTATACAAATGTTATTTACAGAAAAAAAGAAACCTTATGTTAAACAATTTGATAACATGGGAAATGTTACAAATCAAATTACAAAAGAAAATCCTTATCTTCATCATGAAAATGGTACAAGAAGAATAAGAAGAGGAACTGAAAGAATTGTTACTATTATGTTAGCAGGACAACCAACTAGTTTTCTTCAACGCAGAACATCTAATGGTAATTGGATCAAAGCTTAATTAATAACTAATACTAAACTAAATAAAACAATGAAAAATAATCAACCAAAACAAAACTATGTTCAAAAACATTTACCAATTGATTGTTCAAATGATGCAATGATGGTAAGAGAAGGAATAAGAGTTCCTATGCTTGAACAAGCAAAATTTGAAAGATCAAGCAGATCAGAAATCAAAGAACAGATTAAAATCAGAACAAAAGCATTAATTAAAAATGCTGATAAACATTTGACTGGTTTACATGAACTTTGTGCTCAATTTGCTAATCAAATAGAATCTTCTAAATTGAATATAGTTAGTTTTAAAATCAAATAAAAATGACTTTAGAAGAAGCAAAAAAATATTTTCATACTCCTACAACAGTATATCTTAAAGATAATGTTATACCTCATGATTGGTCAATTATGCCAGGTGATTTTAAATTAGGAAATTTAAAATTAAGTAAAAAAGAATTATCACAATTCTTAGTATCTTTTGATGATAAAGATGTTGCACCAGGATATGTACCTATTTTTTATGAAGATAGTACTCGTGCATGTTGTCAAATTCAAGTTAAACCAGAATATTTAAGTTTAACTCCTTGGTCAAGTACAGTAACAGATTTAAAAATGCCTGATTATGGAGTATATGTAGGTGAAAAAACAATTATTAATAACAATTTAAAACCAAAAACAGATGGAGACATCATTAAAGTACAAGGATTTGATTGCCAAATCGGACGATCAGAAAAAGTCAGAGGAAGTATCCTTGCTTGTAGAAGAGTCTAGAGCTTCTTTGACAGTAACAATTGCACGTTCTAAAGCTGATTTAGCTAGAAGAACAAGAAGTTTGAACTCTGTTCAGTCAGCAATTCCTTATGATGTTGGAGCAGAGCTTCAACTTGAAGGAGAAATCAAAGTTCTTACAGAGAACATTTCTCGTGCAGAGGCTATTTTAGCTGAAAGATTTTAATCTATCCCTAAGTAGATTAAAAAGGTTTGAGGGAGATAGAGCAATCTATCTCCCAAAAAACCAAATCCTAACAATTTAAAACAAACTTCATATGCCTAACTTTTTAATTATTACATTAATTATTTATATAGTTAATGTATTTTTATTTATTGTATCAAGTATGCAATATATAAAAAAATATAAAGGGAAACAAGGGTTAGGTTCTCTAATCAATGATTGTCTAGCCCTTTACCTTTATACTAATTTAGGTGTTATTATATTTGGTTTAATTACCTATATAATGAGCCTATTTATATTTACTCAATGTATTTTATTATTAACTAAAACATAAAATTATGAAAATGCAATTAAGTAAAGAAATGACTTCACATCTTGTCAATAGAAAAAAGATGTTCTGGAAAGAAAATAAAACAGATGGAAAACTAATTTCATTAAAAGTTTTAAACAATAAACAATTAATGATAGCCAAAGCTGTTATTGAAAAATACAGTACTGATACCAATCAAATTTGGTATGGTTATTCTAAAGAAAATTGGTTAAAAGCAATTAATTGTGAACTCTATCTTAGAAATAAAAAGATTGATCTTGTAATTAAAAGCTGTTTAAATTATTTACCTTTAAAAGCACCTAAAAGAAATTTAGTTGTTTTAAAAGAATGTAATAATCTTTCTAATATACCAATGAATAAGTTATTAAAGAGTCTTATAATTTAGTTTTAGTGTTAGTAAAGAGGATTGGTTAGTGAAGTTTCCAGTCCTCAATTTAGTCCTGTAGCTCAGTTGAATAGAGCAATTTCCTTCTAAGAAATAGGTCATTGGTTTGATTCCAATCAGGACTACAATAAATACCTTTTTATATTGATCATATATCTAACTTGTGTCAAGAACTAACGTATTTAGAGTAAAAAACAAAAAAAAAAACAATTAAACAATTTAAAACAAAAACAAAATGTCAGCAACAACATCAGTGTTAATCAAAACACATGAATCAGAAGTAAGAACTTCTCCAAAAAACAACAAGAACTACAAAGTAGTTACATTTACAGAAGCAGGATTGAAACAAACTCCTTGGGGTTTGAAACAAATTCCTCTTTCTCAAGCTAAAAGTTCAGCATTAGTTTGTTGGGAAGAAAACATCAATGGAAAAATGGATGCAGGTTATGCAGAACCAATTTTCAATAAGAATAACCCAGATGCAGGAGGTTATTTCTTTGCTGCTTTGGTTACAAGAGCAACTGCTCCTTATGAAATCCCATCTTCTAATAATCCAGGACAAATGAATACAGTGCACTCTGCTACTGTTCTTGTCTATGGTGATACTGCAGATAAAGGATTTGAAGTACTTGTTCAGAAAGCATTTAAAGCTAAGAAATTAGTTTTGAATACAGCTTCAGAAGAACATGCAACGCAGGATGAAACTGCAGGAGTAGCTTAGTTTGCAATAAGCTTATATTGATTAAAAGAACCCTTGAGAAATCAGGGGTTCTTTTTTATTAAATTAACATTTAAAACTTAAAGATTATAATGGAAAAAATGACTATTCATAGAGGATTAGCTGAATTGAAGTTAATTGACTCTAAAATTGAAAAACAAATTCTTCAATTTGAAGGATTAGGTATTAAACAAAAAGATAAGCCTGTAAAAACTAATACAGTAGTTTTAAGCCAAGATGATTTTGAAAATAAAGTTAAATCATCTTATGATTCTATAATGTCTTTAATAAAGCGTAAATCAGAAATAAAGGCTGCTATTGTAGCAATTAATACTGAAACATTAGTAAAAATCAATAATATGGAAATGAGTATAGCTGATGCAATTACTCATAAAAGTAATATTAGCTTAATAAAACAATTTATTGCTAAAATGAAATCCAATCACTCACAAATAATAGGAGCTTTAAATAACAATCAAAATGTTACTGATACTAATTTACAAAAGTTATTAGAAGCTTCATTTGGTAAAGATAATACTAAAGTGAGTAAAGAAGATGTTGATAATATCAGTAAACCATTTTTAGATAATAATACATGGACATTAGTAGATCCATTGAAGTTATCTGAAAAGATTGAAAAATTAGATAAAGAAGTCTCTAATTTTGAAATGGAAGTAGATGCTGTATTATCAGAAATCAATGCTGTTACTTTTATTGAAATTTAAGGTTTCATAGATCTATATAAAATAATAAATTAACTAAGTACTCGAAAATCATAAACACTATTCCCTGCTAATGGGTTAATTAGCAATCCTTATTAATGGACAACAAATCTAGAAAATCTTAGTGTCAAAGGTTCGATTCCTTTGATTACCTAAACAGGTAATCTAGCTTAGATGGTTAGAGCATAAGAAAAAACTGAAAAGTTTAAGGTTTAAAGTTCAAAGCTGAAGGATTAAATTTTAAAGTTCTTTATATTAAAATTCAAGTTTTAAATAATAAAGTTCTTTTAAATCCTATGAATAGTTTTATAAGTTCTAATAGTATGACTTTATGGTTTGTATTAGGCTGAGTATTTAGTTAATTTATTTATTAAAATTAAAAAATTATGTCAAAAAAAGAAATATTATTAAATTTAGGTGCTATTTTAAGAAAAAGAAGAATAGAACTTGGATATAGATCTTATGAAGAATTTGCTCACCAACATGATATTACTCCAAGTGTAGTACAAGCTGCTGAATCAGGTACTAAAGATATAAGAAGTACATCTTTGTTTAAAATATGTAAAGGATTAAATTTAAATATAAATTTTATTATTAATAATTCAAACTAACCCCTCTTAACATTAACCCAGCAGAAAATGAAAGAACTACTATTAAAATTAAACGCTTGTGAAGATGCTCGAACATGGGCTGCTGATAAAACTTGGAAAGAAATTTACGAGAGTTGTCATAGAGGCGACTGGATGTTATGGCTATTTGCAAAAACTAACCCAAATGATTTGCAAAAACTTATACTCGCAAAAGGACATTGCGCCAATACAGTTCGACACTTAATGAAAGACGAAAGAAGCATTGATGCTGTTGATGCTGCTATTGCTTTTGGAGAAAGGAAAATTACAAGAGAAGAATTAAATGCTGCTTATGATGCTGTTGATGCTGCTGCTTATGATGCTGTTGATGCTGTTGATGCTGCTGCTTATGCTGCTGTTTATGCTGCTGTTTATGCTGCTTATGATGCTTATGCTGCTTATGCTACTGCTTATGATGCTTATGCTGCTTATGATGCTTATGCTGCTGATGCTGCTTATGCTGCTTATGCTGCTGCTTATGCTGCTGCTTATGCTGCTGATGCTGCTGATGCTGCTGATGTTGCTTATGATGCTGCTAAAAAAGAAAACCAAAAACTAACAGCAGATATATGCAGAAAGTATTTGCCGATTGAGATATGGAATATAAATAATTAACCTCGCAAAAATGCTATAAAAAAAGAAAAGATGAAAACATTTAACGACTTAAAAATTGGAGATACTATTTATAGACTTGAAAAAACTAAACATAGATATGTACCTATTTTTTATATTGTGCCTGAAAAAAATTCGTACGGAAATTTGTATGACGCAAATATTTTGCATAAAGAAACCATTAGAGATATAAATGGAACACTAAAAGAAATTGAATTTAATAAATCAGAATCGTATGATAATAGACCTTTTTTTACAATCAAAAAAAAATTATTGTTTTTAACAAAAATAACAGTTGACAGATATGTTTATTTTTCTGATGAATTAGCATATAAAAATGGATTTTACGATTTTCTAATTGATATGATTAATGAATCGGAGCAGTCTGTTAAAGATAAAAAAATAGAATCAGATAAATTTATCGCTTCTATACGAGAGTACTACTATGACATTTTAAATCCATCTTCTGTAAAATCTAACTCATAACCCCATGAAACAACTAATCACAGACCAACTGATAGAGGAGCATCAGAAAGAATTGGATGATATTGATAACTTGATTGAAAATGATATAGAAGAAAGAAAAGAAGAAAGATTATATATAAGACAAGATATGTTAATAAAAATACTCGCACGTTTAGAGCATCTTCGCCAACAAGAAATACAGAATGTGATTGATGTGTATAAAGACGGAGATGTATTGAAGCATCTCTATCAAGACGGTCAAGATTATTTCAACCAAACATTTAACCAACCGACAAAATGACTAACGAAAAAACAAAACTTACATGGAAATCAATAGTTGATGGATTCGGTACTTATCTATTATGGTATTTATTCACCTCAATGATGTTGTGCGTAGGATTTAATATGATAAATATTTATCCTGTTACATTTTTTCAATGTCTTGGGTTTATAATTGTTTACCGTCAATTAAAAGCATTGTTATTTACTAAATCGGATTTACACCTAAAAACACCGACAAAATGACTAACGACCTAAACGAGAAACTGAAAATTGTAGCGCAGTATATGGGGTTGAAAAGATTCCATGCTAATACTACCGATGAGCATTATACAAACGGGAACGGAAAAAGCATAATTTGGGAATTACGATACAACACTTCCTACGATTGGCAAATCCCTGTTTGGCAGAAGGTGATTAAAGAAGCTGTAAATTTTGAATCATCAAATCAGGAATTAAAAAATGAGTGGGCAAATATTCGAGATGGTTATTTGAATCAAATATGTTTCGGCACACCCCTCGAATCCTTCGAGATATTAGTACAAGCGATAAATTTTATTAACCAACTAAAAAAAAAGACGATGA